ATTGTCTCTACTTAGAACTCAAGTGGAGACTCATGGTTCTAATCGGCGCAGAAACATTAGATACAGAACAAGTGGAACTGTACAATCCGGAGTTTCAAACACCAGTGTTGGTGGCTCGATCATGAACATGGCCATGTTGTATTATGCGGCTGGTGGTGGTGATGTTGCCATAATGGTGTTGGGTGATGATTCCGTGATATTCTCACAGGAGAGACTGGATAAGACCAGTGTTGAGAGGACACTGGCCCTGCTTGGAATGAAACCGAACTTGGTATCTAGGGATAACATTTATCAATTAGAGTTTTGCTCTAGTTCGCTCATTCCAACAAAAGCAGGTTTGATCTTCTTCCCTAAATTGGGAAGACTTCTTGCTAAGTCTTTTATAACTAGCTCAGAGCTGCGGCATACTGGTTCAGGTTTAGACATTGTGATTCGATCCACTGTCTTAAGTCTCCAGAACGCAGCGTCGGTTTTGCCAATATTACCGAAGTTATTAGCCAATATAAAGACAACCGATGGTGAAATTGTGGAAACACGTTCATATGCAGCCTACAATTCAAGGGCGCATGAGCGTTGTGATGAAACTGGCGAGTATAGTCTAGCTAGGTATGGGATTCCAATCCAAGACCTTGATAGCTGGACTCCACCAATGCCGGGAGTAATCAGTGATGACATGATTTCATACATCGCCCAGATTGACACGGGTGTGGCAGCTACTGTGCCACAAACAATGATGCTAGACATTGACCAAAACTTGAGTCCGCTCAACCCTGACCACCCAAACCACGCACTGTTTGTACATACTTGTGTTGTGGCTCCTGTTGCTGAAGAGGCACTCAAGAGGGTTTGGGGTTGGATGATTTCAAGTGTTTTACCAGTATCTCAGTATGTTGGTTGCATCATTGGTGGTGCCCTCTTCGGATTACTTGAGGGTGCCATGTATGCTCCACTTGGGCAAAGTTTTTACATGCCCAGGATGATCTTCCACGCCTTCATGGCGAGCCGCGCTAGGTATACTGATGGGGTGTTTATTCACTTTCTTCATAATTTCCATGCGTTTACGCACCAACAACAAAATGCCAATGTGGGCGTATTGGTGCAGAATCTTCAGGCTCAGGAGGAAGCAATTCGAATGTATGACTCGAATGAAACTGAAATGCTCAAAGACCTAGTGAAACATGCGGAGGTCGTCGATTCTTTCGATGCTGTAGCAGAAAAACAGATGAGTTCATACCCAATTACATTCGCAATCTCGTGTCTCAGGGGCCTAGTGCATTTGACTGCAGGACTATTCATAATGGTCAAAGCCAAAGCATTTCAACGAAAACGGAAACCAATCAAGAAGGCTGTACAAAGACGACAGCGATCAATTCCCGGCGATCATGGCAACTATCAGGTAGTTGCAAAGAAACGAATGACCGCCGATGACACAAAACTAGCAATGCCTAAGAAAATGGAGAACACTCCAAGTTCCATTGCTGTACAATTGGCCAAGTATGGGCTTGCTCAATTGGACCCTCTCAGAGGTCACGGTGCAAAAATCCCAGACACGTTACCCCACAAGTCCACAACCTTGCAAACGATCATCAACATTCCACTGACAGCAGCTATTGATTATATCAATCTTGTTGTTTCAGAGTGTATGGATGATGCGTATTCTAGTAGGAATACAGGGGCTGGACCTGACGTCTTCAATCTTCCAGACACATCTGTGCCACAGTTTGCTGCAATTGCAAACTTGTATCGTAGCGCACGTGTTGTCTCATTCGGAGTCAGAGTTCAGTACATGGGAGCAGCCACTGCCGCTCCTGGTATAATCATGTGTCGATCGGTAGGTCCCGGAGAACCCATCCCTGGTATGGCGGATTTCCTTCCGCGTGCCAGTTTCGAGCGGGCTTCAGAGGGATGCTCATTTAACTATAGGAAGTTCAGTCCGCCTGAAGATGAGTACCGAACCACCGGGTTAGCATACAGCCAAAATGTGAATGGATTGCTCCTTGTAAGGATTCAGGGATGCACTGCGGGGACCCCGTATTTTATCCAAATTGTTCACAATTGGGAGTTGCTGCCAAACGTACAATCCGAACAAATTGTACCAACTACCATATCAC